GACTACTCGTACACCCGCGCCACCCGCGCCGAGGTCGATGCGGTCATGGCGGGACTGCTCTCCGACTGGCGGGAGATCGCATGAGCGTCGATAGCCTCATCGCGCAATACGGCATAGCGGCGACCACACAGCGCCCGACGACCGCGGCGGACACGACGGGCTCGATCATCAACACCTACACGAACGCGATCACCGCGCTCACGGTCTACCTGCAACAGGGCGGCGGGTCCGAAACGGACATGATGGGCGCGCAGCGCAACACCCTAACCGCAGTAGGGTACGTGCCCGTAGGAACGGCTATAAGCCCGCAGGATCGGCTCTTCGTCGGGACGGTCTACTGGGATGTCCAAGAGGTCCGGACGCCTGACGAGCGCTCTACGGGCGACGGCGTGGCTCATATGCGGCTCGCGCTCACAAGGACGCTGCCGCTCTAATGCCCGCTCACCATAACTTCAGCGCTAACCAACTTAGGGAACGCATCATCGCGGTCCTGAACGTGGCGACGTTGGAGGTCATGGTGCAGACACAGACCGAGCTGCAGCTCATGGTGAGCCAGCCCGGCAAGGGTCGGCTCTACGCGAAGACCGCGCAGGGGCAGCGCAATCTCGCCCGGTTCCTTGACGACCGCGCCGGCTTGAGCCGCAAGAACGCGCAGCGCATCGAGAGCGCGCGGTGGCTCCGGCAGCAGCAGGGGCTCAAGGAGCAGAGCATGCGCACCGTGATCGGCGCGGAGGCGACGCGCCGCTACGGGGCGACGCAGCGGTTCATAGCGCGCCGCGTCGGCGTGACGCTCGGCGAGGGTCGCATACAGCGGCTCGTCGGCGAAAACCGCAACCTCGGCGACATGGGAATCCACCGGGCATCGGCGCCCGGCGATCCGCCGACCGTGCGCACCGGGCGCCTTCGCCGTGGCATTCAGATGGCGCGACCTAACCGCAACCGCGCCGCGACGCGCGTCGGATGGCGCATCGGCATAAACGTGAAGTACGCGCCGTTCCTTGAGTTTGGCACGCGCCGCATGCAGGCGCGCCCGTTCGTAAAGCCCGTGCTCAAGAAGATGCAGACGCTCGGGCCGAGAATGGTGACCAACCGCCTAAAGTTGGCAGGACTCCACGGGATCACCCTGACGTGAAAGCAGTAGCCGCCGCCATCCATACCCGTCTCGGTTCCTCGACCGGCGCCGGATCATTTCACGCGCTCGTGAGCGGGCGCTACTACCACGTCGAAGCTCCGCAGAACACCGCGTTCCCGATGGCCGTATGGACCCTCGAGGGCATCGACAACGAGGACCAGTTCGACGGATCGCGCATCCTGCGCGGGTCGGTGTCGTTCGATATCTACTGCGAGGGGCGGCTAGGGGCCGCCGCCGCCATGGACATCGAAGAGGCGCTGTACATGCTGCTCGATCAGCAGAACCTGACCGTCTCGGGCGGCACCTACGGCACGGCTACGCTTCAATGCATCGCGCGCGGGACACCCACGGCGAGCGATGAGTTCATCATCATCACGACCACCTACTCGCTCTTTACCACGAGGATCGCATAATGGCAGCAATCAGCGGCAATACAGGCAGTGTGACCGGCGGCGTCGTCGGCGTTCTCAACACATGGAGCGCGACGATCTCGCGCGCCGTCTCCGACGTGACGGGCTTCGGCAACAGCGGCCGGCACCGCATCCTCGGGGTCTACGACATGACCGGCAGCGCCGGCGGCATCATGGACGACAGCACCTCATTCGTGAGCACCAACGAGATCGCCGCCATGACCGCGACGACGGGCGCCTCGATCACCCTGACCGCCCAGAGCGGCAACACGATCGGCGCCAACGTGGTCGTCGATTCGGTGTCGCTAGGCTCGTCGAAGACCGGCGACGCGACGCTCTCGTTCAACTTCTCTCTCGCCGCAGGCACGACGTCGAGCAGCCCGTTCACGATCAGCTGGTCGTGATGACCGATGAAGGAGAGAGACGCGAGCGTGGTAGGTGCGCCCATTCCCGGCCTCGTCGGGATTGACGCGCGCACGAGCGAGCAGGACTGGGTGGTCACGGGCGTCCATGCGGGACAGGCGTTCAAGCGCTATGTCTCACCCAACGTGGACGCCGATGGCGCCATGATGCATGTCGTCTCGGCGCTGCGCCTCAACCCACAGCGCATCGAGTGGATCAGCGCACGCCGCCGGCACGAGGTCGAGCGGTGCGTGCGCATGGACCCCGAATGGTTACGATCCCAAACACGATGACACCGCAACCGACGATCAACGGAATGGTCCTCCGCGTTCTTTCCGCGCGCGACTGGCTCGAGCTCTCGCGCGAATGGATCGGTCGCGAGCAGGCGCGCATGGAGTCCTCGATGCGCCGCGCCGGCGCGGACGGCATGGACGTCGCCAAGGCGGTCGAGGAGTTCGCCAAGGCGCACTCGACGTACAGCGTGCTCGCCGCCATGTGCAAGACGATCGACGGGTCGCTCTCGATCCTTGAGCGGGCCGCCAAGCGCGCAGGCGTCTCGCGTGACGCCCTCGACGAGGCGCTCACCGGCGTCGAGCCCGACGAGGTGATCATGGCCGCCTACCGCTGTCTCGGCTTCCGCGTGGGCGCTGACGGGTCTGCGGAGGGCGACAGCGACCCAAAATCCGCGAGCCCAGCGACGCCGACTTCCTGAAGTCGGTCGCCATCGTGGCGCGCTACCTGCCGGGCTTGGGCGACCCGATGGACATGGACCTCCCAGAGCTCGATGCGTGGATGGAGGCGATCACCGAGGTGCTGCAGCTCGAGGGCGGGGGCGGCAAGGGCGACGGCTCCCACCGGGCTATGGTTGATGCAGAGATGCGGAGACTCCACGGATGAGCATGTCGCAGGCGAACGCCGCGCTGGTGATGGACGTGTACGCCGAGACGGCGCGCCTCGGCATTACGCTGACGGAAGCCGAGCGTGTGGTCGATCAGTCGGCTCGCCGCATGGGGCAGAAGATCGACGGCTCCTTCGCGCAGGTCGGCAACAAGATCGTCAAGATGCTTGGCGGTGCAGTCGGCGCAGGACTCGCTGTCAAGGTCATTGACGATGCGCTTCGCAAGGTTGCCGACGGCATCCGCGAGGGACAGGGCGCAAGTCAAATCGGCATGGCAATCGCCGAAAGCGTCGTCGCATCTATCAAGTCAATACCCGTGGCCGGTGCGATTACCGACATTGTTGAGCAGACTGCCGATGCCGCGCTCGGCGGTCCGATGGCGCTTGAGGCTGCGCGAAAGAGCGCGATTGCAATGCAGCAAGCGCAGCAAGAGCTGCAAAGGGCTGGCGAAACCGCCATGGGCGAGCTTGAGCTCGCCGCAACTGAAGACCCTGTGTTGCTTGCACGAGCCGAGCGTGCACGAGAAGTTGCTCGACTTCGGGCGATTGCAGAGCGATCGGTCGCCGGTCGCGTGCAGATGGTCAACGGCAGGGAGGAGGAGCTCGAGCCCGGCATTCGCGCTAGGGCTAGGGACTTGGTGGCAAAAGGGCTTGGCATCTACGACGAGAAGGTCAGGGTCGCTACGGAGGAGAGGCGCAAGCGTGACGCCGAGCGCATTGCCGCAGAGGAGGAGAGGCGGATTAGGGAGCAAGAGGAGGCATACAGCCGATTCATCGAGGGCAACACCCGCGAGTCAATCCTCGCGCTCGAGGCACAGTTGCAGGCGGCCGGAACCGCCGCAGCGCCCACGCGCGCCGATCGTCTCGCGCAACTCATGGCAGGCATGACCGGCGGCATCGCGACCGCCGACACCGCGCTCGGCGCGTTCACCTTCGCGACCGGCGACCCGGCGCAGATAAGCCGCGACATCCTCGAGAACGCGCATAAGCAGCTCGCAACGCTTGAGCGCATCGAGGGCATCCAGCGCGAAATCGCAGCACTGCAGAAGGGCACAGGGTTCAACTAATGTCGGCAAGCGTCATCGAGCTCGCATCGAGCCGCCGCGTCTCGTACAACGGCGGAAGCCCGATCGGAACCCGTGAGTTCACCGTTACGGGCGCCGCCACCGAGGCGGACGTCTACGCGCTGTTCAAGCTCGATGGCGAGCCGCCGACCAACCTGCCCAACAAGTTCAGCGCCTACCCGAACCTATCGGATCTCATCCCTCCGGTGCGGCTTGTCGCGCTTGACTTCGAGCTCACCAAAGACCCGGACGTCCTTCAGAAGTGGATGGTCACGGTCACGTACCGCGAGGTGACGATCGGCGGCGCCGGTCCAGCGCCTGCACCGCTCACGCAACTCGCCCCCAACGACGAGGGCTATCTCACCGTGCGCGGTCGCACCGAGGGCGGATTCATCGAGGGCTGGCGCCTGCACGACACGACAGAAGAATGGGACGCCAAGTACGCGCAGCTCACGCAGACGGGCCTGCCGATCTACAGCGTTCGAGACATCAACGGCGACATCGGCGGTCGCAAGATCGACGTCTCCGGTCGCCCGGTCAGCATCGA